CTATAGATTAGATACGGAACACAAGAATTTTCGCAATTAAATTTATCAAACTTAGACTCTTCTTCTCCAGATGAAGGATGAGTATGATAGATCGCCATCAACTTACCACTTCTAATTTTCTTTACAACCTCTAATGGATGAATCTCAAATAAGTTATTTTCATAAATCGCAATGTTTTTAGCTGGTTCAGTTACAACTTTGCCATCTTCCATACAAACGAAGCCGCAAACTTCAAGATCAGATGTAGATGCGTGATCAATTATAGATTTCATATTATTGTCCGTTAATGCTATATTCTTCTGTACCGGGGAATCCACCAAAAGGCAAGCATCCTTCGTTCCCAAATCTCATTCTGCATCCAGTAATAGTTTTGGAGCATTGATCAGCAACCCAATGTTCTTTATTGAATAATGGATCTTTATTTGGCGCTGATGTGTGGTTTTTCAAACAAACGTAAACTTTCATAAGAGGCTCCCAATTTGGGACTTCGTTAATGTCGCTCTTAGAAACTTTTATATTACTCGTCTCTCTGTAAACAAAGTCGCCTACTTTATAATTATTCCCATTGTTCTTCCATTTTAATTCGTTTTTAGCTGAAAGCAAAGTAGCTCTATCTATTCCAACTGATTTATTCAACGAAGCGTCAAATGTAAATTTCTGCGCTGAAGAAAGTTTTCCGGAATCTGTGGCGTCATAATAATAACGAGTAGTTGGAACTTTTGTCCAACTTGCTGTTCCTAAGTTAGTTCCTGTTTGATAATATAAATCTAAACCAAGAGAACCTAAATAGTTATAATGCTTGATCAAGATGTTATGATAACCTACTCCTAAATTTGGGCTAGAAACAACTACGTTAAATGTGCTTGGTAAATTCTCATTTCTCATTGCGCCTGTTCCATATTTATAAGCTACTTTAACTCCATCAATATATACTTCTGCCGAATCATCGACATCAATTCCGAAAGAGTAGCTACCATTTTCTCCTCGATCAACTTTAAAAAATCCATAAAATTCAGTAAAGCATTTTTCAGTAGCGGTTCCTATCACAACATCAGACAAAACTTCTTCCGAAGAATTAACGTAAATAGAATTGCGCAAATCTGTCACAAAGAAATCTGGATAATCTTCAAGAACGTCAACAGGAGGATCGCCAGCTAACGGAGGTAACACGGTATTAGTGTATTTTCTTTTAAGAATGCCTGACCTCGTATCCAGAACTACCGACAGTCTTTGATCGTACTCATTAGCTACTGGTCCGCCCATGTACCGACAGCCATTGCCTCTATAATGAAAAGAGCAATATCGCGCCATAACGATACGTTTCGGAAACGTAACGTTTTCTAATTCAAGCGGAGAACTAAGTTCAAATTCTACGATGGCTCTATTTTCACTAGATTTTCTTAAAATAAAGAAGACTTGATCTTCTAATCCTGCGTTAGCGTCCGCTGTTCCATAAGGATTGCGCTGTTCAGAAAAGTTGCTGTTATCTAAAAATCTAAGAAAGACTCTTTTTCTAACTATCTTGGCTCCAGCTAGATTGTTGTAGCGTCTAATCAAGTTGGACATGAAAAAGTCCTGATTAGATACCATTAGCTTTGGCCTAGGAAGAGAGCCGTCGCCCTTGCTCTCAAATCCAGAGCTTTGGATAGGAAAAGGTACATATTCCTCTCCTTGCCAATAGATTGAGCCATTTATTCCATTAGTGCCGCCATGAATGTAAAGCTTCTCATCTGGCATATTAACGTAATCATAATAAATCACGAAGAATTCCAGCAACGCTGTTGGCTCCAGCGAAAATAACTCTGAATTAGCTTTATGATTAGATTCCCTTGACATTTCCTTTTACCTTTAGATTATATTACACCCATGAGTCAGAAAAACCATATAAAAATAGACGCATTTACGGTAATGCCAATGCGTTTGTCCGATTTGCCTGACGTTTTAAGGTTAGCCGTAAAAGCTCAAGCCTCCTTTGGTATAACCACAATAGCTTCGCCATCATTATTCTTTAAGGAAATATCTTTAAATCTTCAAAATAACTTTAGAACATCTTGCGTATTCAAAGACGATAAAGGCAAGATTTTCGGCGCGTTAGTGTTTCGTGAAACAACTAGCATTTCCGCTGAATTCACATATATGTTCTCTGATCCTAAATTTATCCATCAAACAGAACAAATCAAAAAAGCTTTCAGTAATTATTTAGAAACATCCAAATATAGCGAAATTACTGTTCATGTATTCAAAAAGCGCAAAAGATTCGACTCTTATTTAAAATTAATTAAATCCTATGGTTTCGAGGAAGTTAATCAAGAAAGCGAATTGTTTTTAAAACTTATTTATAGAAAAAGTTAAAGTTAATGTAATAATCTTAATGATTATGAACAAAATTAAACTATTCATCGTTTCGTTAATTCTAGCTGTTTTGGCTACCAATGCTCACGCTGGTGTCCCATTTTATCTGGAATCCAAGAACAACACCACAGCAATCGACTGGAATACTCAAACATATTCCCATGAAGCTCGCGTTGGCGTAGCTTATCCTTGGGTTTATGCCGAAGTTGGCAAAGGTCGTCAATACGTCAACTCCTTTAACAAGGGCGAAAACATGGAGACTTTTGAACTTGGCTCCAAGATTTCAATTAAGAAAGTTGACGTTAAGCTCAAGTTTGAAGGTAGTCATGGAAAGCGGTTGAATTCTAAATTCCCGCAAAAATTCCTTGACACGGGCGGCGAAGTCCGCATTAGATATAACTTCTAATGAAGTTTGACCGTCTCGTAAACCTAGCAAAAAATCTAATTATCTATGACGACACTGGAATCCGGTGTCGTCATTTTGCTTTTATACTGCACAAGAATCGTGTCGTTTCTATTGGGAGAAACTCAAAGAAGTCTCATCCGATCAATAGAAAGTACGGTTATTTTGAAGGAAGCGGCATTCATGCCGAAGCGTGCGCCGTCATTAAATCTGGCAAGGTAGATCACTCAAAAAATATTTTAGTTACATTTCGTATTGACAGAAACGAAAAAGTAGCTATGGGTAAACCTTGCAAGCACTGCCAAAAGCTTTTGGGCGATGTAATTTTCAAAGAAATTTACTACTCAAACGAAGAAGGCGAATTCACAAAATTTAATGAAAATCTTAATCATCGAAAGCACAAGCAAGAGAAAGCCGCTGTCAAATGAGTTTGACGATACCTCAATCGTTCATTGCCGTAACAGCTTGATTCTGGCCGAGGCACTCGGCGCAGACTTATTGGATGGCGAATACAAACTGCCACAAATTTTAGCCAACCAGTACGACGTAATCATTTGCGCGTATGCTTCACCGTATATGCCGCACGTTCCTTACCGCGAGATTCTAACAAAGAATCCAAACGCGAGGTATGTTTGGCTTGTTAACGACCATGACATTGAAGACAATCAGCTTCTTCGCTATGGCGTAATCAATCATGGATTAAAGTATGATATGATCTGCAATAATCCTCGTAGCGGTTATCGCCACTGGATTCTCAACAAGAACATTGCGGGTAAAAAGCTGAACGACTTTATCGTTGAATGGCTAACCGTTAATCTCAATTCTTTGATTATGGATACGCGCAATCCTACAAATCCTCAAGACAAAGAAGGAATCGTTTATTACGGTACATATCGTAAGCATCGCCAAATCTCTTTCGAGAAGTTCTTGACAGAAGGCGTGCATCTTTCTTGCTCGCCAAAGAACGTTAAGAAGTTTCAAGCAATCAACTGCAACTGTACTTTCGTCGATAAACTTTCGTGGAAGAAGAACGAAGAAGATTTGCGCAAATATAAATACTCAATCTATATTGAAGATTTGCATACGCACAACAACTATGCGTTCTTAGCTAATCGTTTTTACGAAGCTTTGATGAGTGATGTTGTAATGTTGTTTGACGCTGGATGCGAAAATACAATTAAGAATTGCGGATACACTTTATCCCCGAATGCTTTAATTGACGAAAAAAGATTGTCAAAAGGCTTGACAAGTTATGTTTCTTCTCTCAATTACGAGGAAGAGCTAAAGCATCAAAAGCAATTCGTTGCTCAAGCTTTCGCCGAAAAATCTGATGCTATCCAAAAAATTAAAAATTTCTTAAAATGAAGTACGAAATCACATTTGCTCTGACTGAAAAGTCACGCAAGCATCTTAACATTCAGGAGCTTACTCCTTACAAAGCCTCAATCATTTCCACGAATGATCTCAACGATTCAAAGTTAATGCTTCTTATCACTCTTAATGAAGAAGGTCTTCCGATTGAAACTCCAAGAAGATTTGAAATGGAAGTTAAGAACGTTGGATTTGGGCTAGAAAAACTACGCATTCTTGGGTGGCTTGTCTCGCAAGATTATATTTGTGACTGCATGATCACGCTTCATTCTTTTCAGCAACCTGACTCTGGATGGAAAAGCTAATGAGCAAATATCTTGTAACGAAAACTTACCCTCTTCTCTGTTTTAATTACAAAGAGAACTCTCAAACTGTTCTTCCTCTTTTCTCTGGAGACGTTCTCAATGTTTTCTCCAAGTCAAAAGACTTGTTCGATCAGGAAGTAGAGTATTGGGACTTCACAAAAAATTGGTCTGCCAAAATTGATCAAGACGCGCTATCAGCATTAAAGGAAATACAGCCATGATGACATACAAAGAACAAAAAGATATTTTATATTCCGAGTTCTCTAAAGTAAAAAAGGATTTTGAATCAATTTTAAACAAGAAGATTTCTCAAAAAAACTTTATAGAAGCTATTGTTGAAATGACCAAGTATGCAGTTAAAGTAGATTTCGAGCAAAACCTTGACCAAGAGGCAAGAAACCGAGTCGCTAACTTTTTCGCTGTTTGTCAACCTTATCTTGGCGAAGTTGTTTGGTCTAAACTCGACTATAAGAATTTGAAAGTCTGTATCAACTATGGAGAAAGCCCAATGGTTAGTTGGAACATTCCTGTCGAAACTTTCTTTTTAGAGCAGAATCAGTTTGAGCTTTCTGTTGGTATGTTAATGAATAGTTTTAGAGATTGTTTTCTTGGCTTATTCTTAGCTCCTAATTTGCGCCAAGCAGTATTAGAGGGCGACGAAGATGCAGTCAAAGCTCTTTATTCGTCGTTCTCTAGACCTTCGATGAACTCTACCGCAGTTAATCTAAAGTTGTTCAAAGAATGTTTTCCTGATTTCTATGAGCATATTACCACTAAGCTCGACATTATGAATCTGGAGGAAATGACTGATTTTATTAAAAATAAAAATACAGAAGGCAAAAAGCCAGCTAAAAAACGTAAAATTAAGTAATGCCTTACTTAAACGCTAATATTCCTGTTTTTCATGCTTATTTAAAAAGCGACTTTCTTTATAATCACACTGAACATAAGAAAGAGTATATCTCTTGTGAAGTTTTTGGCGTAACTTCTTTAACTCGTCGTTGTCTTACGTTTCAGATAATGACAGAGTATGGCTCTAGGCATGATAGAGTGCCGATTCATTATTTAACTTTATCTCCAGAACATACCGATTATCCTTTAGATTGGTTGCAGCTTTGGGACTGCTATTCAAATTCTTTATCGGTAACAAGATATGAATACCATAAGAACGCATCAGTAGAGGTGCAACTAAAGAATCACCAATGGGTTAAAGGCAAATACTTATTTACGATAGACTGGCACGATAATCCTGATGCTGCGTTTGGCTATTCTGAAATGGCTGGAGGACACAAATGCGGCCATCTTATCTGGGGTCTTCAAGACTCAACAGGCAAAGATTGTAATCAATTATTCTTTCAGCCAAATAATAGAGTCGTTTGGAAAGATGGCGGCGCTTTTATAGCTAAAAAATTAGAGAAGCCAGATTGGAAAGTCTTTGATAAAGAGTTCACTTGCGAAGGTAAAGGCAAGTGGGTTGCTTTAGACAACGACGATTACTTCTATCAATTCAAAGAAGCCGATAAAAAAGTGTAATAGTATGATAAGTGAAGACGCCATTTTTTCTAATTTTATTTATTTTTATTTCCAGTTTGCATGGAAGCGAGATGGTTCATGGCTTCAAGTCTCCGATTTTCAACGGAGCTAACTTTTCTGGACACGTTCTTACTGTAGAGAATTTAGCGAGAACTCGTAAGCAAGCTGTTAAGGATAACTTAAGAGCTGATCTTGAACAACAAAAGATTCAAGCTACAAATACTCCGCTTAATACTTTCATAAACAACTTACAGGCAAGAATTTATTCTCAATTAGCCTCACAAGTTACAGATCAGATTTTCAATTCAAACGGCGAAACGTTTGGTATTATTAATTTACAAGGTGGCGCAACAGTCACTTGGCAAAAGAATGGCGATTTAGTAACGCTGTATATTAACGACCCAGCAACAGGCAGTTCGACTCAAATTCAACTTCCTGTTGGAGTCCTTAAACCAGGAGGTGGATAAGAATGAGATGGTTAACTCCATTCTTGCTTCTTTTCCTAGTAGGTTGCTCATCTTTTCCGCAAAAACCTGCTATATTAGAGAAGCCTAAGCTGCAAGCTCCACCTTTGGAGCAGCAGTTGCGCAATTTACCGCCTCCAGAGAGCGCTAAAATCAGCATTGCCATCTATTCCTTTGTTGATAAGACTGGCCAACGCAAAACTGTAGATTCCTACGCCTCTTTCTCGTCCGCAGTCACACAAGGCGCGGAAAGCTGGGTTATAGACGCTTTACGCATTGCTGGCAACGGCCAATGGTTTCAGGTGCTAGAGCGCACCAGTTTGGACAATATCATTAGAGAACGGCAGCTAATCAACCAAACAAGAGAGACCTTTCAAGGCAGAGACGCTGAAAAGCTCGCTCCTATGCTGTTTGCTGGCATTATCGCAGAAGGCGGCATCATTGGCTACGACACCAACATAATTACTGGTGGAGCTGGCGCAAGCGTTCTTGGCATATCTTCTAGTACTCAATACCGCAAAGACGTTGTTACAGTGTCGCTTCGTTTCGTTAGCGTACAAACAGGCGAGATATTACTTAGCGTAGCTGTAACTAAAACAATTTCTAGTGTCGCGGTTTCAGGTAATCTATTCAAGTTCTACGAACACGGCGTAACTCCTGTGGAAGCTGAACTTGGATTAACTGCCAACGAACCAAATACAATAGCTGTTAGAAGTGCTATTGAGCAAGCAGTGATAGA